AACTTCCAAGAGATGTCATTCACCATCGAGAGACTTGCTGTCGAAGCTCGTAGCCGTGCTCTCAAGGCTGAATACACCACTGAGCTCGCTCAGGACCTCAAGGCTGTTCACGGTCTCGATGCTGAAACCGAACTCGCGAACATTCTCTCACAAGAAATTCTTCACGAAATCAACCGCGAAGTTCTCAACCAAATCTACCGCTCAGCCAAGCAAGGTGGTAAGTCACCAGACCTCAAGACTGCTGGTACTTACGATCTCATCTTCGACTCAGACGGTCGTTGGTCAGCCGAACGCTTCCGTGGTCTCATGTTCCAACTTGAGCGCGAAGCCAATGTCATCGCCAAGGAAACTCGTCGTGGTAAGGGTAACTTCGTAATCTGCTCAAGCGATGTGGCTTCTGCACTCGCCATGGGTGGATACCTCAACATCAGCCCGGCTTTGAATGTCAACCTCGAAGTTGACGATACCGGAAATGTCTTCGCTGGTGTGCTCAACGGCAAGTTCCGTGTGTTCATCGATCCCTATGCACCAACCGGCGTTAACTTTGCCCTCGTTGGTTACAAGGGTCAAGTGGCTTACGATGCGGGTCTCTTCTACTGCCCGTATGTTCCGCTACAGATGTTCCGCGCAGTCGGTCAAGACACCTTCCAGCCGAAGATTGGCTTCAAGACCCGCTACGGCATGGTCGCCAACCCCTTCGCTGAGGATATCAACCTGAACAATGTTGGTACTGCTACCACCGGTAATCAGTACTACCGCTTGCTCAAAATCGACAACCTCCACGGTATGGGTCTCACCGGCATGATTGCCTGATAGATCCTAGAATAGATCAGAGAGGGGGAGCAGAAATGCTCCCCCTTTTCTTTTGCCATAAATACTAGTATGGCGTATAGCTGCAATAATAATACCATTTTAAATGGTCCAGAAAATCCAAATCTTCTGGCATCTAATTACTATTTCTTCTCGATCAAAAGAATTCCTAATTTCACTTATTTCGTGCAATCGGCAAATCTCCCGATGATCAGCACCAGATCAATCAATCAACCCACGACTCTTGGAACCTACCCCAAGATCCCTGCTACAAATTATTACTTTGATGATCTTCAAGTATCTTTTCTTGTAAATGCCGACATGAAGAACTGGCTGGAAATTTATGATTGGCTGAAAGGAATAGGGAACCTGAAGGACGACAATAGTAATTTAAAATATGATCCTGCTGTAACCACTGAGGTTTTTTCTGAAGCCACTCTTTTGGTGACAAACAGTGCATACACCCCAATACTCCAAGCCAACTTTAAATATGTCTTCCCAAAGACACTCGGTGGAATAAATTTTACCACTCAAAACACATCGACTGATCCTATTACTTGTTCTGTGAATTTTGCATATTCTTATTATGAAATTGTCCCCGTAGGTGCTACGGGATCTACTGGTTAATATCATGGAGTTTATATTATGGAACTGGATTTCAAGACTATTGAGGCTGACCTCAAGCTCGATGACACTCGTTTAGACGAGGAATCGCTCCGTACGCCGCAGTTACACAACAAGTACCTGATGCTATTGCTTCGTCTGAAGAACCGCAAGGACAGGCTTGAGCGTGACCTGAAGGCATTGCAGAAAGACAAGTGGCTTTACTATACCGGTAAGATGTCCGAAGAGGACCTCAAACGACTGGGATGGGAGCCTTTTGAATTAAATGTGTTAAGAACCGATGTGGATCGCATCATGGATGCCGACAAAGATATTCTGGAGATAGAAGGTAAATATAGGGAACTTTGCCATGTCGTAAATTATATCGAAGATGTGGTAAAGGTCATATCCAACCGTCAATGGTCCATCCGTGCGGCAATAGACTGGCAAAAGTTCACAAACGGTCAATAAATACTTACATGGAACATGTGAATATTGAAGCAGCGGATTCTGTCTTCATTCGAATTAATGCGGAAAAATCCGTAATTAAAGAGATGAGCCAGTTTTTTAGTTTTGAAGTGCCTAATCATAAATTTATGCCTGCCTACCGAAACAGGGTATGGAACGGCAGAATAAATTTACTGAACGCCCATAAACATTTGATGTATCGTGGATTGATTGATTATGTCATCAAGTTTTGCAAGGATCGCAATTACTCTGTCGATGGCTTTAAAGAGGAAGAAAATCAATTATCAAGGGAACATCTATGCAAATTCATGGAAGAACATGTTCGCCCACATGTAAGAGGGGAACCCGTAAAGGTCCACGATTACCAGATGGACGCTATCCACCACGCAATACGGAAAAAAAGGTGCCTGTTGTTGTCCCCGACCGGCTCTGGAAAGAGCATGATAATCTACTCTCTCATCCGATATTATCTGGATATTCTGCCGAGCACCTCGAAGATTCTTATCATAGTTCCGACCACGGGACTTGTCCAGCAAATGTTGTCGGACTTCACGGACTACGCAAAGGGGACCAAATGGAGAGCAGACAAGTTTTGTCACGGAATCTACGCAGGAAGAAGCAAAGAGACCGCAAAAAGAGTGGTCATTTCAACTTGGCAAAGTATTTTCCGAGAGCACAAAGAATGGTTCGATCAGTTCTCTGTCGCTATTGGAGACGAGTGTCATCAATATCGCAGTCAATCGCTCGTCACGCTGATGACCAAATTAAAAGATTGTCCTTATAGAGTAGGAACTACTGGAACACTGGATAGTGTCTATGTCCACAAATTAATCATCGAGGGGCTTTTCGGACCAGTCTATAAGGTAACTAGCACCAAAGATCTCATCGATAAAAACATCTTGTCTGAACTTAAGGTCGAGTGTTTGTGTATTAACCATTCCGACACAGATCGTGCTGCCCTCAAAAGGCGAACCTATCAGGAAGAAATTGAATGGATTGTCACGGACGAGAGAAGAAACAAGTTCATCGTGCAACTTGCCGAGAAACTTAAGGGGAATACACTCATTCTGTTCAATTATGTCGAAAAACAAGGCAAACCCCTTTTCAAGATGCTCGAAGGCTCAAGTAAAAATATCTATTTCATTTATGGAAAGACAGAGACGGAAATGCGCGAGCAAATTCGAAAAATTGTTGATAAAGATGATAACTCCATAATGGTGGCGAGTTATGGTACGACAAGCACAGGCATCAATATCCGCAATATTCACAATATTATCTTTGCCTCTCCGTCTAAATCGGTGATTCGTGTTCTTCAATCTATAGGTAGAGGACTTAGAAAGAGCGAAACAAAAGAAAATGTGGTGATCTATGACATTTCGGACGATCTTAGATACAAGAAGTATGACAACCATACCTATCGCCATCTACAGGAAAGGCTCAGGATATATACTAAAGAGAGATTCGTGCATCGTCTAGTATCAATAAATCTTCAAAAGGATGGGCATGGAACAGAAAACAAAGTACAAAATAATGAAGCTGAGAAGCGGTGAGGAGATAATTGCACGGATCTCCAATTCAACTGAGAAGAAAATTACAGTTGAAAGACCGATGTGTTTTCGTTCCATCATGGTTCAAGACTATTATGGAACTCCAAAAGAAATCCTTGTGATGAAAAATTGGATTCCTTTGAGTGTTGAAAACAACATCGAGATTCCAAAAGATCACATTGTTTCTTTTATCAATCCCAGTCCGGATGCCATCTCTTTATACGAGGCAGAAAAAAACAAAGAGGACACAAGAGGAAAAATAACTGAATTCAAAAAAGAAATGGATAAAGAACTGAACGAAGATGAAGAATTCAAGAAAATGATGAAGTATCTTTCCGAGAATACCCAAAAATTGGATGAGATGTTGAATGATGTCGAAAAGTCAGATGATAAGAAACCTCAAGACAACAAGAACAAAGAAGACATGATTTTCATGAATATGATGTTCCCACCGGAAATGCTCATCGATCTCATAGAGTCTGAGATGATCGATCCGGAGTTTTTCGGGGAGATGTACAAGGACATCAAGAAGAGCAAGAAAAAGAAGCCTCTTCCACCGAAGAACAAGAAATCCCCAAAGAAAGGACTTTCTGAAGGTAATTCATCCAAGTATACCGGGGATGAGACCAATCATAAGGACTTCGGAAACAGATGGACTGATTGGAATCCTGATTTATCTTCAGAAGATTACAAATAACCTTAGACAGCCCATGTCATTGAATCCCGACAAGGAAATTATAAAGGGGTGCCCAAGATTTGTCAAGAACAATCTTGAAGAAAAAACAAGATAAAAGATCTTGATCTTGTCCTCTGGATGTGCTATAATAGGGCATGCCAAAGAAAACAAACCATTACATAGACAACAAAGAATTCTACAAACAGATGGTGGCTTGGAAAAAAGTCGTTGATGCTGCTGAAGACAGCGGCGATTCAAGACCACCCGTTACCGATTATATCGGAACTTGTATACTGAACATAGCAGAGCATTTATCCCAAAAACCAAATTTCGCCAACTACCCATACAGGGAAGAGATGGTTGGTGATGGGATAGAAAATTGCCTGATGTATGCTCACAATTTCAATCCGAAAAAATCGAAGAATCCATTCTCTTACTTTACCCAGATCATATACTTCGCTTTTCTTAGACGAATAGAAAAAGAAAAGAAGCAGGCATATGTGAAACTAAAAGCAACGGAGATGGCGGATGACGGGACAATCCACAGATGGTTCAAGGAAAATTACCTTGAAGAGGGAAATAAAGAATTTGATAATCCATTGATGGATGTGTTCAATTTGAGTGAAAACGATCTTGAACGACTCTCTGGGAAGAAAAAGAAAAGAAAGAAAAAGAAGAAGAAATGAAACTTGCGATCATAACCGATACCCATATAGGCATTCGTAATGATTCTCCTGTCTTCTTTGAGAACTCCGTATCTTTTTTTCGTGATGTATTCTTTCCCTACTGTGGTAAGCACAGTATCACCAAAGTCCTTCACCTTGGTGATTTTTTTGATCGTCGCAAGTACATAAACATCAATATCCTATCGGAAACCCGTAAAAAGATCCTCGCTCCAATGCAAGAGCAGGGAATTCATATGGATCTCATTCTCGGGAACCATGATTGTTATTTCAAGAACACAAATGCCGTGAATGCTCCTCGGGAGATGTTTTCTTGTTTTGATAACATCAATGTGATCGAAAAGCCGGTAATTAATGATTATGACGGGTATTGTATCGGAATGATGCCTTGGATCACCAAGGAAAATGTGGAAGAGTCCAAGAAGTTCATCAAGGAAGCGGCATGCAGAACTCTTGCCGGTCACTTTGAAATAGACGGAAGAGAAGTGCTTCGGGGCATTCGGCATGAGGGGGGGATGCCCTCTACCTTGTTCAAGAAGTATGATATCGTGATGTCCGGACATTTCCACATCCGAAGTTACGAAGATAACATCTCATATTTTGGAACACCATATCAATTGTACATGAGCGACCTGAACGAACAGAAGGGGTTCCATGTGCTGGATACATCAACCGGGGAAATAGAATTTGTGGAAAACCCCAAACAGATGTTCAGGCAATATGTGTATGATGACAGCGGCAAGAATAAGGAATCTATTCTGGCTACAGACTATTCAGATGCAAAAAATTGCTATGTGAAGATATTCGTCAAGCAAAAGAAGCATCCATCGGTTTTGGATCAGATGATGGAAAAGTTGTACAATGTCGGTGTCTATGGTATCACCATAGCAGAGGACAATTATGAAGAGGAATCCAGCGAAACAGAAGTGGACCTCTCTCAAGACACATTCAGCCTGATCAGTACAGAAATCGATACCATGGAATTGGCACAGGACAAGAATAAACTGAAGTCCTTGATCAAGGACATATTCATCGAGAGCCAGCACAGATGATTACATTCAAAAAAGTCCGTTTCAAGAATTTTGGGTCTTTCGGGAACACATTCACAGAACTTGAACTCGACAAAAAACCAAGTGTTCTGGTATGTGGTAGCAACGGCAATGGCAAGTCTTTTGCCTTGCTCGACAGCATCACATTCGCTCTTTTCGGGAAACCGTTTCGAAACATCAATATTCCCCAACTTGTAAACACGATAAACAAGAAGGAGTGTCTTGTTGAATTGGAATTGGAAATTAATAAAGTCCCGTATCTGATCCGCAGAGGATTGTCTCCTAAAGTATTTGAAATATATGAAAACGGAACCCTGATCAATCAATCATCCAAGACTAAGGATTATCAGGAACATCTGGAGAATAATATTCTCCATATGACCTATAAATCTTTCACCCAAGTGGTGATCTTGGGTAAAGCATCCTTCATTCCATTTATGCAATTGACCGCTGCCGACAGGCGTGCTGTCATCGAGAACATTCTGGATATCGGTGTGTTTTCCGAGATGAATGTGGTCCTGAAGGAAAAGATCTCTCAGATGAAGACCCGCCATCAGACTCTGGAGAGCAAGACTGAAGTCCTCAAGGAAAAAGAAAGACTCCTTGTCAACTATATCAACAACATCAAAAAGAAGAATGAAGAGGATATGCAGGGAGTCGAAGACAGAATCAAGGAAGTCCATGTCCTGCTCAGGGGTGTATATGACGACAGGGAAAAACTGAAGAAAGAACTGGACGATCTGAAAATCCAGTCCAAAGACACCGGGATAATACAAAAATCACTGAATAAATTGCATGGAATCGAGGGACAGATTTCCGAGAATGTCACGCGATTGTCAGACCAGATCAAGTTTTTCAACGACACGCAAGTGTGCAATGTTTGTTCTCAGGACATTTCCGACAAGACAAAGCATACTTGCATTTCAAAT